CATCCACAGCGTCCGCGTCCGCACCGGAGGCGTTCACTTCACGGGCGCCAGGATCGTCACCACCCTCACCACCGATCAGGCCGCTCAGAATCTTACGGGAAGCAACGTTGTCGTCTGCAAGGACATCCGCTTCCACCCTGCCGGGATCTTTTTCGAGTCCGTGCCGAGCGAGGGTGCCGGAAGCCATGTCATCCCTTACGCCAACATCGAGGTCGTCAACCTCGCCTAACGCACTGCGTTACGGCTCCCAAGGTGCGCCATGAATCGCAAATCTGACGCACTCACTTTGAAACAGGAAAAATTCTTAGAGGAATACCTCAAGGACAAAAACGGATTCCAGGCCGCGATCCGTGCCGGATACTCTCAAGGTTCCGCTCGCGGCATAGCTTTAAAGAATCTGCAAAACCCCGTCATCGCCTCTAAGATCAAGGAAATTTCGGCCCGCGCGATTCAGCGTTCCGAGGTCGATGCCGCTTTTGTTATTCGCGAACTAAAAAAGGTCGCTGAGCAGGAAGATGTCGCGCAGTCGACAAAAGTGCGCGCCCTGGAGCTCATCGCCAAGCATCTCGGGATGCTGGAAGACCGCGTTTCGCTGAAAGTGGACGGCCTCACGGGCGAGCAACGCGCGGAGCGGGTTGCGATCTTGCTTGAGCGGGTCAAGCAGCGCGAATAAGTGCGACGGGGTATCAAAAAGTGCGGTGAGGTTCGCAGCGCAAGGCAGGAATATCAAGAGATCCATAGATCGGGCACGCGCGCGACCCCAGAATTAGCAGTAGTGCGTGGACACAGTCAAGCACGAAAAGTGCGGTGGCGTAAATCTGCGAAAACAGGGCACAAAAAAGTGCGCTTGGTCTGTGTTTAGAACAAAAAGTGCGCCTCTTGTGGTAGCAAATCTGCGCCAAGCCTGGTGCGGCCCGGATGAATTCTGCGCGCGGAAACGCTGTAAAACAAGGGCATCGCGGAGTGTTGCCAGAAAGGCGTTGTCAGGGCGGCATGATCTGGACAAAAGAGGACGGCGAAGACCAGCGGAGCGCGGCCAAGAAGTGCCGCGAAGTAGCAGAGTTGCTCGAGGCAGACGCCGGCTCACGTAGGGCACGCTGGCAGACCCGTCGCGCCCTGGACGCCGCTATGGCCGCCTTGCTTGCCCTGGACGATGTCTATTTCGAGGATGAGGCCGGCGGCCCGGTGCCGCAAGCCTGGCGCCGTGCTCGCGAGCTGCTACGCAAGGCGTAAAAAAGGCCCCGGCCCTAAGACCGGAGCCTGTAAGGTGCGAGCACCGATTAGCGCATTTTGTTCTTAATCTCTTTTGGCAATTCATCAGGGAAGGCTTGAAATGCCATCTCAGCAAGCCGCGATTTGTGCCCCGATATGCGTATATCGTGCCTGGTCATGAATTCTGCCAAGTATCCGACATTCATGTCCGAAACGTTGCCGTCTTCGTTGTCAAACCATGCTTCTAGGCAACCGATACAGAGGTTTTGATTTTTAATGCCATAAAATTGCACGCTCGCATCAGTGATACGTCCGCAGTGGGTGCATTCCGTTGCGCCCACAAGTTGCGTTAGGTTGTGGATTTTCTGCGACATATCGCGCACTTGGTCAAGCATAATCGCGAAAACAAGGGGCGCGGGAACGTCTTGTCCACACAACCCACACAGGATGCCGCTATCAGGCCCGATAGCGGGCCGAATACGCGAGAAAGGGTGGTCGCATCGTTTCATCGTGCCTCCAGTTGCGCATCATGTCCGCAAGGTTAAGCCCCGACCGCGAGGCCGGGGCCGTAAGGTGCGAGCGGCTGTTATTCGTAACGCCCGACGCTGGTCACGGCGTGCTCACCGGGGGTATCTTCCCATGCGATAAACACGGCCTCTCGCGCCAACACCGACGAAACGTCGCGCCCGTCGTCACGATCCGAGAAGGCGTCCCACAATGTGCGCGCGACCGCCAGCGGGTCATCATCGGGGCGCACAAGCGCGGAACCAAGCGGGATCCAAAGCTCCGTGTACCAGCCGCCCTCCTCGGGGCCGCCATAGGCAAGCGCGACGGAATAGGCGCCAGCCCAACGGGGGCGGTGGTGCGTTTCGTTGCCGTCGTCATCGAACCGTCGCCGGTAGGGATTGGACGGCAAGCGATCTTCGCGGGGGTTGTCGGTGTCGGTCATCGTGCCTCCCAGTCGCGGACCAGGTCCGCATAGGTGCGCCGCTCACGGCGTGTGGTCGCTTGCCAAGTTGCTTGCACCAAGGCGCGGGCCTCGAGCCGCGCTGAACAACTCTCGCACACCGCGTGCCCCTCGCGGATAAAGCGCGCGGACTCCTCGGCGCATCGGTCGCAGGGGTGATCTACCATGCGAGCTTGTCCAGGTATTCGCCCGCCGCACGGATAAATTCCGACGCCGTCACGCCGCACTGGCAATCAACGGTTCCATCGGTGTACGGGTGAGCGCAAGCCGTGTTACGGCTCGGGCGCCGCGCCAGGTGCCGCACGTTGGGGCCGACGCGCTGGACGCGCCGGATAGACCAGCCAAGCGCCGACGCCGTTGCGGGGTATTCCCAGTCAGTCTGGACAAGGGCGCCATTTACAATAAAGGCGCCATAATGCCTTTCCACGTCGCGTTTCATGTTCCCTCCGCCCGTCACGCGGGCACATTGTGCGCGGTAGGCGCACGCTGCAAGGGCCCTCGCGAGCTCCTGCGACGCGCGTCTACTCTCCGCCCTTGGCAAAATATGCGGCCGCTGCGTGAGCCGTCCGCGCGTCCCGGTACGCCTGGAACCCGCCAACAGTGTCGATGTCCGCGCCGTCGCGCGTCACGCGCACGGTGTAGCGGCGAGGATCGTTCCGGTGACGCTCGGACGTGACGAAAAACGTGCGCCCGTCCGTCGCCGGATAGGTGCGATCCGACACGCGCGACTTGAAAAAGCGCAACGTTTCGCGCTCAAAAAAGTACCGACCCGCTTGTGCGTTTGCCGCCATGATTTGCTGCAATGTCATTTTCTACCCTTGCGCGTCACGCGCGCCATCCGGGTTGAGCCCCGGTGCCAACGTCCCTCGCAGGGGCGCTCGCACCGAGACGCGGCCTGAGCCGCGCCCGGACGTGCTAGTCGTGCCACTCCCCGTCCTCGAACACACGCCGTGCCTCGTATCGGTGATCCTCGCGATCCGCGCAGCCGCAGCCCGTGTGATCGCCCCACGCTACCGCGTGGTTGATTGCGTTCGCCAACAGCCGCGCGAACCGTTGCGCCTGCGCGTCCGTCACGTTCCCCAGCGTGTCCCGCTTGATATAATAGACCACTATCGCCCCCGTGCGGCATATGCCGCGTCGATAGACCGATCCTGCGCCGTCCACACGTACCCGATACCGGCGGCGAGCTCCGCCGCGAGCATCAAGACCGCTAGTGCCATGCCCTTGGTCACGACAGCACCGCCGCCCAAGCCGCGTCTCGCTTGTCCTTCAGCCGCCAAGCCGCCGCCTGAGCCGCCGCCGCCTCCCGGCTGTCGATGCCGTACGTCGCCACGGCTTCGGCCGCCGCGATGTATGCATCGCGCGTCGCCGCTGTCATTGCGTCCGCCAGGTCTTCCGCCGCTCGCCGCTCTCGTGTGGTCATCCGGTTATCCTCCGTCGCTGCACCGTGCCGCGATGATGAGAAGGTACAACGTGACGCCACGCTCGTCAAGTGTTCGTTGTCGATTTTCTGTTTTGGCCTTTATTTGCAGCGGATCCGCGATGCGCTTTTTTTTGATAGAGTAACCCGACAAGGTGCGCGGGCCGCAACGCCTGACGCCTGACATGCGACTAGTGCGCGACGACTGCGCGACCGGGGCAACGCCTCACCCGTCATAGCGCAACGCGTCAAGGCGGGCCTCTCGAGCCCTACCCCCACCCCCCCCCCACCATGCGCGCGCGGGATTACTTCAATATATATATACCCCCCAGAGAGTACCCACCATGTTTGGTGGCGTGATGCTACGCCTATACCCACCCCCCAGAGAGCAACAACCCTTGCCTGTGGCGTGGCGCTACGGTAGGGTTGCGGGTGCCGCAGTGACGGCAGAGGTGGCATATGAAGCGAGCAAGGGTGACGAAGAAGCAGTTGTTGGCAGAGATTATGAATTTGCAGGCGCGGCTGGCTGACCCGGAAGGGGAGATACAGCGTGGTGTAGCTGCGCTTTATCGGCGTGATTTGCGAGAGCGGGAGATGGAGCACCATGCGTCCTGGGACGCGGAAGTGGTGGTGCATAAGATGGCGGCTGCGCGTTGGATGCGTAGCTGTGTGCTTGATTTGGTAGCGGATGAAGCGGTGCGTACTGCGATTGAGGCGCTGCCGTTGGTGCCGGAATGAAGCCATGCGACACGCCGTTGTGCAAGAACCAGGTGGTGCGGGCTGCGCTGTGTAGATGGTGCTACGAGCGGAAGCGGTCGCAAGATCCGGTGCGTCGGGCAACGTTAAAGAAGTGGATGAAGAAGTACCTGAAGAGGCCAGAGGTGCGAGAGGCGCATCGGTTGGCGTGTCAGGCGTATAGGGATGCAGGGAAGGTGGAGCAGGGCGAGTGCGTGTACTGCGGGGGAGCGACGAACGACAAGCGGGCGAAGAGGTGTTGGCGCTGTTATCGGGCGCGGGTGCTGCCGGTGGCGAGTAGGCGTGGGTTGGAGGCGATTCACGGGAGGCCGGTATGAGGGACGAGCTGCTGGCGTTGAAGGCGCGGCTGGAGCAGTTGCGCTGGGAGGGAAAGACGGACGAGGACATCGACGCCGCGTACTGGACGGTGGATCGGGCGTTGGAGGGGCGCGGGTGGGGGACGCCGACTGCGGCGTTGTCATACGGTCGCGAGGTGGTGGCGCGGTACGACCAAGCGACGCGGAAGAAGGTGGAGTTGCAGACGCGGACGCTGACGAAGGAGGAGCATGACGCGTTGCTGGCGTCGGATGCGCCGAAGTCGGTGTCGCGGGAAGACTATGAGCGGATGATGCGGGAGGCGCAGGAATGACTTGGTTTCGCAGAGCATGGTGGGATTTTTTCTTTTGGGTTGCTCATTGGTTTGCGCCGCCAGATCCGATGCGCAAGCCACCAAAACCGCTGTTTGACAAAAGCGCCCATGATTTGATTAATCTTTGCCGAAAGATTCGTGAGCAACAGAAAGAAATGATTGATGGTCAGTCGCGCTCTCGTTTTTTGAGCGTTGACGAATACCAACGGCTTCGCGAAGAGCAAATGCAGGCAATGCCTAGCATTCCGACAGGCATCTATCGCAGCACATCGTTAAGGCATTGTATGGATGCGGTAGAGCGAGACAGGAAGACTGCAATAAAGGCGCAAAGCCAGCCGCTGACGCTCAAGGTTCAGAAATGACCAAGGAAGAACTTGACCGTTTGATCGCCAAGATGACGCCGACTGAGAAGTCGGAGTTTTTTGCCTTGATCGCGGCTGAGAAGAAAGAGCCTGTGTTCAAGGACGTGGCGTTCAAGGCGCAGACGGCGTTCTTGGAAGATCCGGCGCGCATGAAGGTGGTGCTGTGTACGCGCCGCTCGGGCAAGTCGTATGGCGCCGGCCTGATGCTGATGCGTGATGCCTACGAGACACCCAACGTGTCGTGCTTGTACGTGGCGCTGACGCGGGCGTCTGCCAAGCGGATTATGTGGAAGGACGTGCTGAAGACGATTGATCGTGAGCAGGCGCTTGGGTGCCGGTTCAACGAGACTGAGTTGTCGGTGACGCTGCCCAACGGGAGCATGATCTACCTGCTTGGCATGGACGCGGACGAGCAGGAAAAGGACAAGGCGCTCGGTCAGAAGTTCAAGAGCGTGGTGATTGATGAGGCTGCGTCCTACGGCGTGGACTTGCATGAGATGGTGTACGGCATTTTGAAGCCGGCGACCGCTGACTATCGCGGCACGATTGCGATGATCGGGACGCCGGGAAACATGAAGCGCGGGTTGTTTTACGACCTGACGAAGGGCCAGGTTCCCGGCGAGGCGGGTCGCTGGGAAAAGATGGGCTGGAGCGGCCATCGTTGGACGGCGTTCGACAACCCGCACATGGCAGACAAGTGGAAGGCAGAGATTGAGGATTTGAAGCTGGCAAACCCGCTGATTGAGGAAACGCCGCTGTTTCAGCAGCACTACCTCGGCAAGTGGGTGATTGACGACAGCAACCTGGTCTACCGCTTTGACTACGAGAAGAACACGTTTGACGAGTTGCCGGCGATCACCAAGAAGGGGCGCTGGCACTACGTGCTGGGCATCGACCTTGGGTTTAACGACCCGACCGCGTGGGTGGTGTGCGCGTATCACGACAGCGACCGCACCTTGTACGTGCTCGGGGCGCACAAGAAAGACAAGTGCGACATCACCGAGGTCGCTGACCAGACGCGCAAGCTGATGGGGCGCTTTGACTTTGACCGGATCGTGATCGACAACGCCAACAAGCAGGCGGTCGAGGAAATGCGGCGTCGGCATGACATCCCGCTTGTGGGCGCAGAGAAGGCGGGCAAAGCTGACTTCATGGAACTGATGAACGGCGACTTTGTGAGTGCGCGGATCAAGCTGCACAAGAAGGCGGCTGCGCCGTTGATTGACGAGTACTCGCAACTGATCTGGGATGACCGGAGCCAGAGGCGCGAAGAGCATCCTGGGTGTGCCAACCACTGCACGGACGCGGCGTTGTACGCATGGCGGCACTGCTACGCCTACCTGTCGGACATGAGGCAGGACAACGGGTTGCGTTACGGCAAGAGCGAGGATGAGTGGATGCTGATGCAGGAGGAGCAGGAGTTGGAGCGACTGCTGCAAGAGAAGCGGAACATGGAAGCGGAGATTGAGTTGTACGGCGACCCGCTGGATCAACTGAACTAAGCGTCTTGATTGTCAAGCAGTAGTCTTATACCGTCGCCGCGATTGGAGGCCGTTGTGGATCAGCACCAGGTCGAGAAGTGGGTGGGGTTCATGCGCGAGCATGGGCTGAAGCGACTTGCGATCAGCGGCCTTGAGGTTGAACTCGGCGCACCTCCATCGTCCCACTCAGCAAAAGAAGCCCCAGTGGCAACGCAGGGAGTGTTTGAAGGTGGCGCCGAGTCTTTTTGTGGTTGCGGTCACCAGTGGATTGACCACAGTGATGCAGGGTGCTTGATGGGTTGCTCGCACGGTCTTTGCGTGAAGCAGGAGGCGCTGGGTGAGTGACGACATCAAGCACGACGACGCAGCAATGACGGACGAGGAGCAGGCGCGGGTCAGCTCGCGGGAGCATCTCTGGCGTGCGGCGATGTGGGCGGGATTTGCTCACGCAGAGGAAGTGGTAGCGGCGCTGAAGGTTGGACAGCGCCCGTGGTTCAACGAGCTTGCGCCGCTGAACGTCAACGAGCGCGTGTTCGTGATGACCCAGATCTGCAAGTACTTCTTCCCCGAGATGACCGGCGAGAACGAGATCAAGGCCGTCAAGATGCTCGGCAAGTTGTACGGCGTGAAGCGCACGACGCGCATGGAGCGACGCTATGCCCATTGAATTTCGGGATTTTACGATTGGCGGCGAGCGTTCTGGTGTGCCGGACAAGTTGCCGGACAACAAGGAGCGTCGTTGGTGGATGCTGAAGGGATCCGACGCTGCTGACGTGATCAGCGGGACGCTGAACCTGATCCGCGACGCGCAGTCGTTCCGGGCCACGCAGTGGATCGTGAGCGCGCGTCTGTACGGCAACCTGGCGCCGACGACGCTTGCGGGCGTGTCGTTCAGCAAGCTTGCAGCGCAGCAGCCGGCGCTGCGTGACCGCATCTCGTACAACCTTGTGCAGAGCGTTGTGGATACGGTGTGCGCGAAGATCACGCGCAACCGTCCCAAGCCGCTGTTCCTCACGTCTGGTGGCGACTACAAGAAGCAGCGTGAAGCCAAGAAGATGAACGCCTTCCTTGATGGCGTGTTCTACGAGAACTCGACGCATGAGATCGGGATGCAGGTGTTCCGTGACGCTGCCGTCTGGGGCGACGGGTTCATCCATGTGTTCGCCAAGGGTGACCGCGTTTGCCATGAGCGCGTGATGTCGAGCGAGATTTTCGTGGACGACGTGGAGTCGCTCTACGGGATTCCCCGGCAGATGCATCGCGTCAAGCAGGTGGACCGTCAGGTGTTGTTCGATATGTTCCCTGACGACGTGGACGTGATTGCTGGAGCCAAGCCCTCGAGGACCGAGGAGGCGGGCCGCAGCATGGTCGCGGACATGATCACCGTGCGCGAGTCGTGGCATCTGCCCAGCGGCCCTGGCGCGGATGACGGTAAGCACTGCATCACGATTGACGGCGCGGTGCTGGGCGAGATGGAGCCTTGGCCGCACTCGTTTTTTCCGTTTGCACGTTGCCAGTGGTCGCCGCGTCTGTACGGGTACTGGGGCCAGGGTCTTGCGGAGCAGTTGCAGAACATCCAGTTGGAGATCAACAAGCTCCTGTGGGTGATCCAGCGTAGCTTCCATCTGGCCGGCTCGTTCAAGGTGTTCATTGAGAACGGCAGCAAGGTCGTGAAGGAGCACCTCAACAACGACGTGGGCAGCATCATCAACTACACGGGGACGCCGCCGCAGTACGTGGTGCCTCCGATTGTGGCGCCCGAGGTCTTTGCTCACCTCCAGAACCTGATCAACAAGGGGTACGAGCAAGCGGGCGTGTCGCAGCTTGCTGCCTCAAGCCTGAAGCCCGAGGGCTTGAACAGCGGTCGCGCCATCCGCGAGTACAACGACATCCAGACGGATCGACTGCACGTTCCGGCCAAGAGCTACGAGCAGATGTTCATGGACGTGGCGCGGCTGTCGATTGAGGTCGTGAAGATGATCGCCGCCGAGGACAAGGGCTACGAGGTCCGAGTCCCCGGTCGCAAAACGATCCAGATGGTTGAGTGGAAGGACATCAAGTTGTCCGACGAGGACTACGTGATGCAGTGCTACCCCGTGTCGTCGTTGCCGAGCGATCCTGCGGGCCGCTTGCAGACGATTCAGGAGTACGCACAGGCCGGCTTCCTCTCGCCGCGTCAGGCTCGTCGTCTGCTGGACTTCCCTGATCTTGACCAGGTGGAGAGCCTTGCCAACGCGGAAGAGGACTATCTGACGATGGTCTTCGACAAGATCGTGGACGAGGGCGACTACACCTCGCCGGACCCGCTGGACGACTTGCAGTTGTCCAAGCAGTTGTGCCTTGAGTACTACGCCAAGGGGAAGGCCAACAACCTGCGCGAGGACCGGCTTGAACTGCTGCGTCGATATCTGGCGCAGATCAACGAGATTGAGCAGGCGATGATGCCGCCTCCGATGCTGCCGATCCCCGGCGCAACCGGAGAACCGCTGGCACCGCCGATGCCGATGCAGGCTAGCGATCTTGTACCGAATGTTCCGGTACAGTAACCAGGGAGTGACGCATGGGAGTTGAGGGAGTGATGACGAATATGACCACCGGCACTGTGGGTGGTCCGGTGCCTGCGCCTACGGCAGCAGAGGTGCTTGCTCCGCAGCAGGAGGCTGCTCCGGTTGAGGCGCCTGCACCTGTTGAGGAGAAGCCAGCGCCGCCGAAGGCAGATCGCTTTGCGATGCTGGCTCGTAAGGAGCAGGATCTTTACCGCAAGCAGCAGGCGGTGAAACAGCAGCAGCAAATGCTGGCGCAGCAGGCCGAGCAGATCCGCGCGTTTGAGCAAGCCAAGAAGCAGGCGATGCTGAACCCGCTGGACGCGCTGAAGCAGCTTGGCCTCACCTACGAGCAGATTACCGAGTACGTGCTCAACGACAACAAGCCGACGCCTAATGCCGAGGTGCAGTCGGTGCGCCAGGAGCTTGAGGAGTTCAAGCGTCAGGCGCGCGAGGAGCAGGAGCGCATTCTGGAGCAGCAGCGGGAGATGCAGACCCGCGAGCAGCAGCAGATCATTGAGCAGTTCCGCTCCGAGGTGAATGAGTACGTTGAGCAGCACGCTGAAAACTATGAGTTGACAAACCTTTATGGTGGTGCTCATCTGGTATCTGAGGTTATCGAAGAGCATTTCCGACAGACTCAGAAGCTGCTGACGATCCCCGAGGCAGCAAAGCTGGTGGAAGAGCACTACGAAGACCTCGCTCGCAAGAGCCTAGCGACCAAGAAGTTTGCAGCGACACAGCAGAAAGCGGCCTCACCGCAGGAAACGGCGGCGGCGGCGGCGCCCAGGATGGGACCGACGCTCTCCAACGACCTGACGGCAAGCGTGGCAGCGGCTCCGAAGTCACAGCGCACGGACGCTGATCGGATCGCGGCAGCACTTGCTCGGCTTGAGGGACGGTAACCGCGCGAACGGCAGCGACGCTAGAACGCATCCTTTTACAACCGACTGCTAACTCTCCGCTGGTAGCGCATGGCGCGCTCGACGCGGATTTGCGGACGCGCATGAGGCGCTGTCTGCGTAGGTACTCACATGGCTTGGCCTTCTGCTGGTACTCCTCCCACCCCGGCTCTTAACCAGACCGGTGGCCCCTCGTTCTCGTTCGACCTTGGCGCGGCCAACGCGGCGCTCAAGGAGCTTTACGACGACCAGAAGATCGCGAACCTGGTCTACAAGAACAACCCGTTCCTCGCGATGGTCCCGAAGATGGAGGAGTTCGGCGGCAAGTATATGCCGATCCCCCTGATCGTGAACACCTCGCAGGGCCGCAGCGCGACCTTCTCCTCGGCGCAGGGCAACCAGACTGCCGCTACGGTGGAGTCGTTTGCTCTGACCCGCGTTGCCAACTACAGCATTGCGCAGATCGACAACCAAACGATGCTCGCCAGCAAGACCGACAAGATGGCGTTCATCAACGGCGCGACCGTGGTAATCGACGGCGCGATCCGCGCTCTGACCAACTCGCTTGCCACGCAGATCTTCCGCGACGGCTCGGGCGCGATTGGCGTGATCAGCGCCTCTTCCACGCTTGGCAACATCGTCCTGACCAATGCGTCTGATGTCGTGAACTTCGAGGTCAACATGACCCTTGAGGCTCGCGATCCCTCGACCGGCACGCTGCGGACGGGTGGCCCTGCGTATGTGGTTGCCGTTAACCGCACCACGGGTCTTGTTCAGGTGTCGGGCAGCATGGGTGGCGCTGTTGGCGTTGGTCTTGGTTCGTGGCTGGCTACCACCAGCGACACCCTGAATGTCCAGGGCGATTACAACCTTGGCATCAAGGGTCTTGCCGCGTGGGTGCCCACGACGAGCCCGACCTCAGCGTCGTTCTTTGGTGTTGACCGCAGCACCGACCCGACCCGCCTCGGCGGCGTGCGCTTCAACGGCTCCTCGCAGAGCATTGAGGAGGCCGTGATCGACGCCTCGCTCCTCGTCGCTCGCGAGGGTGGCACGCCGGACGTGTGCATTATGAACTTCGCCTCCTACGCCGCGCTCGAGAAGTCGCTCGGTGCCAAGGCGCAGTACATCTCGTTCGACGGGCCGGCGAAGCTCTACTACCCCGGCATCCTGATCAACGGCGCCGCCGGTCAGATCAAGGTGTTCCCCGACCGCTCCTGCCCCGCGAAGACCGCGTACCTGCTCCAGATGGACACCTGGAAGCTCTACTCGCTCGGGCCGGCGCCCCACATCGCCAAGTACGCTGACGGGCTCGAGATGCTCCGCGTGTACAACAGCGACGCCGCTGAGCTCCGCGTGGTCAGCTACGCGAACCTCGGCTGCAACGCCCCCGGCTTCAACGCCGTCGTGCAGCTCGGCGCCTAACAACTAACTAGGCGAGGGGCGGCTCTGGCGTTTGCTGGGGTCGCCCCTTGTCCTAACAGGAGGCCAACATGGCTAACCGTACCTACAATCAGTTCGCGGGAACGCTTGAGCGCAAGGTCGTCAAGCTGTTCGCCAAGATCCTCTGGACCGGCGGCGCTCCGACGCTGGTTACCAGCGAGGTGCTGAACAGCAGCACGTCGCCCGTCACCATCAACCCGTCGCAGGGGTTTGAGTCGCTCACCGACTCTGGCGGCGGCCAGTTTGTTCTTACGCTTGGCGCCAACAACGGCGGCGTTCCGACTTACGACCCGTATGTGCGTCTGCTCAACGTGTCGATGACGGCTGTGCCCGCCGGAAGCGTTGCGGCTGCGCCGATTGCTTTGGCGGTGAATAACGACAACGTGAACGGTTCGTCGGGCAATCCGTCTATCGAGTTGGTTACGGTGACGATTGACACCAGCGCCTCTCCGATCACGGTGAGCACCAGCACCGTGCCCGACAACGGCACCGTCATGTACGTCGAGCTTACGCTGTCGAACACGACCGCGTACTAACCGGAGGCTGTCATGGTTCACGATGACAAGGCTGCGGTTGCGATCATCCTTGGGAAGATGAAGCCCAAGGGCGGCAAGCCCGAGATGAAGCCTGAGCATGGCGACGGCAAGGTGGGCCACGGTCACGCGATGAAGGCGTGCGCCGAGGATCTCCTTGAGTCGATCAAGGCGGGCGACGCTGACGGCGTGGCTGCTGCGCTGATGTCGGCCTTCCACATTGCGGACGCGATGCCGCACATGGAGGGTGTGCATGAGGACATCGGTGAAGAGGAAGAGGACGAGAGCGAGTACTAGGCTCTTGTGCTAGCGTGGCGGGGGCGCTCCGGTGTGTGCCGGGGCGTCCCTTGCCGCAGTAGGAGGTCGTCGTGGCGATCTACCCGAAGATGAGCCTGTCCGACCTCCGAGTGGCGTGCCGACAGCGTGCGGACATGGTGAACTCGACGTTCATCTCCGACGCTGAGTTGAACTCCTACATCAACGCCTCGTACTACGAGTTGTATGACCTGTTGGTGCAGAAGTACGGCAACGACTACTACATGAAGGAGTACTCGTTCCAACTCCAGGGGAACGTGTCGCGATACGACCTCCCTGACGATTTTTTCAAGCTTCTCGGCGTGGACTTGGAGATCAGCAGCGGCCCTGACGGCTACGTGTCGCTGCGCCCGTTCACGCTGGCCGAGCGCAATCGGTACTCCACCGCCAACGTGCAGACGTGGATTGGTGTGACGAACCTGCGCTACCGGATCAGCGGCAACAAGTTGTGGTTCACGCCCTCGCCGCAGACGGGGCAGACGATCCGCATCTGGTACGTGCCGCGCCTGTCGCAGTTGGTGGATCAGACCACGCTGACGGTGGCTAACCCGATTGCGGGTGACTTCATCACGATTGGCGCGACAACTCTGACCGCTGGCGCGCAGTGGACGATTACGGCGGGCAACAACACTGCGACCGCTGCAAGCATCGCTGCTGCGATCAACGCTGCTAGCATTGTGGACGTGTCGGCTACCAGCAACGGCGCGGTTGTCACATTGGTACAGGACGATGCCACTGACCTCGCGCTTGCCGTGGGCGGCTCAACTCCGCTCGGCGCCTCGACGCGGCTTCAGTTCTCGTCCAGCACGTTGAGCAACGGCTCCCAGGTCGCTGACGGCATCAGCGGCTGGCTCGAGTACGTTGTGACCGATGTCGGCATCAAGATGCTTCAGAAGGAGGAGTCCGACACGTCGGTCCTTCAGTTGCAGAAGCAGGCACTGATTCGCCGCATTGAGGCTGCCGCTGAGAACCGTGACGCCGGCTCGCCGGCGACGATTGCCGACGTGCAGTGGACGAATGGCACTTGGCCGTTTGGTAACGGCTTTGGCGGCGGCGGCGGTATCCCGTAATGCCGACGATCAAGCGACTGTCCCGCATCTTCAGCAGCGACGACTCGCTGAACCGTTTGCAGGATCAGCTCGCTGCGGCGTTCAATCCAATCCTTCGCAACGTGCAGGGCGATCTGACGGGGCCGCTTGAGAGCCCAACCGTCAAGGGTTTGCAGGGCCGCAACGTGTCGGCAGTTGCGCCTACGATCGGTCAGTCGCTTGTGTGGAGTGGTAGCGAGTGGGCGCCTGGGTCTGGTGGTGGCGGGTTCATCACCAGTGTTTTGCCGCCGTTGACGGTTGTGTCTGGCGTGCTGTCAATCCCGCAGGCCACCTCGACGGCTGATGGCTATCTGTCGGCGGCTGACTGGGTCACGTTCAACAACAAGATCAGCAACGTGACGGCAACGTCGCCCTTGTCAGCGACGGGCACCACGACGCGCGACATCGCGTTGACCGGCGTAGTGGCGGCGGCTAACGGCGGCACGGGACTCTCAAGCCCCGGCACGATTGGCAACGTGCTGACTAGCACGGGCACCGGCTGGACAAGCGCAGCGGCGACGGCGGCTCCAAGCGGCCCTGCTGGTGGTGTCCTTGGGTATACCGGATCGACCTATCCCAACCCCAACGGGTTGGCGGCGATTTTCAGTTTGCTTGATCCTCCAGGCGAGACGTACATCCGGGTCTTGAACGGCTCAGGCATGACGTACTTCCGCATGGATGACAATACAAATACCGTCACCAACGTGGACCGCAGCATCGGCATCCTTGCGGGCACGGCAACAGGCGGCTTTTTTGGCGTGGACATTCGTGGTGGAGACATCCGGGTGCGAGGCGGTACCGGATCTAGCGCGGTGTCTGGCGGTGGTGGCGGTTCTGTCTACCTACTCGGCGGCGACGGTGGCACCGGTAACTGGTCTGGCGGCAGCGCCTACGTGCAGGGCGGTCAAGGATCGTCCAGCAATGGGCCTGGCGGCACCGCAGAGGTCACGGGCGGCACGGGGCTTGGCACGGGCAACGGTGGCCTTGTAAGGCTCAAGGGAGGCTTTGCTGGGCCTAGCGCGACCGCTGGCGGTGACGCTTACGTTGAGGGCGGTAGCGGCGGCGGTGGCCGCAACGGTGGTGATGTCTACATCCTCGGCGGCACCAACCAACTGACGAATGCTACTGGCGGCGATGTCACAATCCGTGGTGGCGATGGAACAACTGACGGCACCGTTTACGTTGGAGACAGTGTCACGGCATCGGTCAGGCTTGCGACGACCAACATTAAGACGCACGTCAACGGTCCCACGGTTCTCACGCCCAAGGCTACGCAGACAATCACGGCGGCTACGGCAGACTTTGATCCGACCACGACTTATTTGCCGTTTGACGTGACCGGCGGCAACTACACGCTGACCTCGACGCCCACCATTTTGACGGCTGGAGCGGTAGCTGGTCAGACCGTGATCCTCTACAATTTGAGTGCTGCAAATCACATCAACCTTAATCGCGGCGCAACCTATGCGTTGTCGTTGAGTAACGCTACGGCAAAGATCGACCCAGGCGGCTCTATGATGTTAGTGTTCGACGGCACTTACTGGGTTGAGATCGCACATACGGTTGCTACGAGCATCTAGGAGCACGCATGACGACGCCAAACATGAACCTGACCTTGCCGGTGGTGTCGCAGACGCCTGGGCCGACGTGGGCAAGCGAGATCAACGCGGACCTTACGCTGTTGGACGAGCACAACCACACCAGCGGCAAGGGCGTTTTGGTCCCGGTGGCGGGGCTGAACATTGACTCCGACCTTTCGCTTGCCACGCACGCGCTAACTGACGTGACCAAGGTGGTTTTGCTAGATCAGGCATCTGTAGCGACTTTGGGCGCTATTTACGCCAAGAGCGGCAACCTGTATTGGCGCAGCGGAAGCGGATCTGAGGTCAGATTGACCGTTGGCGGCGCGATTGATGTTGCTAGCGTCAATGGGATTAACGGACTTCCAAATGGATCAGCAGCCGTCACCTATGACAACCCATCGCTGTCTTATGAATTCGTGGACTCTGGTGGTGCCAATGCTGGAATTCTTGCCGGCGGGATTATCTGTGACGAGGTCGTTCTTGCTCCTCACAACGTCACGCTGAACACTTCCGCTGGAACTTCGGCCTACACGTTAAATATGCCGCAGACCAACGTGTCTGTTGCTTCGTTTGTGACGGCTACATCCAGCGGCGGTCAAACGCAGTTGAACTACCTCACCCAGGCTAACGGCATCACTCGCGCGATGCAGGCAGCGGTTGGACAGCAAATTAGCAGTTATACGTCTAGCGGGCCGTTTTCATCTGGCAGCAACGTTCTTAACCCTGTTACGCTTACGACCACCGGACGACCCGTTGTGATCGGACTGCAAAGCCCTGCCGGTGTCGGCGTGGCTTCTTTTATCCGACTGACTGGCGATATTGCTGGCAGGTACATGGTGAACGTTGGAATTGACGTTTCATCGGGAAGCCCGCCAATGGGATTTACTGCCGGAATTTATGCTTACGGCAACATTGCGGTTTACATTAATCAGCTTGCAGATCCCTTCCAGATTCCTGCATCCATGATTCATGGCGTTTATGCCTTGCCCGCTGGAACCTATACGTTCCAGCCTGTGGTTGGGGTAACTTCTGGTCCCGGTGGCTCCACTTCTTCAGTCACCGTCAATGGTCAGTGTTACGCCTACGAGCTTTAGGAGGCAGCGATGCTTGACCGGCAAAACATCGTTGTCCCGCTCGCGCAGGGCGTAGACACCAAGACCGACGAGAAGCAGGTTGAGGCCGGCAAACTCCTTGAGTTGGAGAACGGCATTTTCACTCGCTTGCGTTCTATTCAAAAGCGTCCCGGTAGCGTTGCGCTGTCGCAGTCGATTGCCAACACGCCTGGTACGCAAGTTGAAACCGGCATCGGACTTGCGAAGTACGGCAACGAACTTCTTGAGGCTGATGGTCGTCGCTTGTATAGCTACGATCAGGGTGCCGACAGTTGGGCCAACAAAGGCTCGTTCGTTCACACGTTTGTAACCCAAACGCCTGTCATCAAGGACAATTATCAACAGACCATGCCGGATGGTGCGACGGCGGCTAACGGAACGCAACTGTATGCGTGGGAGGATTCATCGGCTCCCGGTGCTGTTCGATACTGCATCATCGACGGCCAGACGCAGCAGACAATCGTGTCCAACACGCTTTTGTACGCAAACGCATCCAAGCCTCGCGTGCTGGTGAACGACACACACTTCCTTGTTTATTTCGTGAACGGCTTGTCGTACTTGTCGCTTGCCATGATCCCCTTGGCAAATCCCACAACTGCTCCGGTGATTCATCAGATCACTAGCTTGGGTTCTACCGACAACGCGCTGTCTGCATCATCTGCAAACTATGATGCATCGTTGATCTTGGTTGATCCAAGCACCGACTACAAAATCATCTGTGTTGCGTTCAACAACAACAACAGTGGCACTACTTTTCGTGTTTACACCTACTCGTCGCCGCTTGTGATCGAAGACCAAGACTCTGTCAACGAGGTGTCGCGTACGATCACCATTGGCGAGATTTACCTTGGCTCTTTTTCAAACGTACGCGGACCTTGCTTGGTGTACTCGACCGACAACAACAGCGCACCGTATACGCAGTCAATCAAGTTTCGCGTGTACTACAAGGTATCTGTACTGTTCGTTCTGACGGCCTCGGGCACGATTACGACCGGCCTCACAACTGATCAGGCAAAAGCTATTACGGTAGCGACAAACGATTACGCCAACATCGGCTTCACGGTTTTCTACTCAACCTGCACCAGCACGCCGCAGTCGATGACCAAGTGTGTTGTTGATTCTTCGTACACGCCGGGAGCGCAAACGCTTGTCTTGCAAAACGTAACGCCTATTGCCAAGGCGTTTAACTACAACGGAACTGCATATGTTCCGGTTGTGTACTTTTATCCCGGCGCACAAGATTCAGTCTACGGTGACACGGCAACGCAGTCGGGTATTTTCTTGGTTGATGCCAACGGAAGCGTTGTTGGCAAGGCATTTGCGGATCTCTCAGGTAACGCGCGGGTTGCGGTCGCTTCCTATCCTGGCATCTTGTCTACGCCTCTGCTCGCTAACTCCTCTGCCGTCAACGGTTCCGTATTTCGCCTTGCGGTGACTGATCAGGTTGCGTCTGAAGCGTCTAGCTTGGTTTCTCAGACCAACGTTTCTGCTCTGACAATCGACATGGACTCTGAGCAGCACTCGCTTAACCATGAGGAGCTAGCACAGAACCTTCACCTTTCTAGCGGGGCCATGCAAATGTACGACGGGCAAAGCGTCGTTGAGCATGGCTTCTTGACGTACCCGATTTTCTCTATCACCAGCGAGGCGTCCGGCGGCAATCTTGGTGCAGGTCAGTACTCGTACACCATCTGCTACGAGTGGACCGACAACCAAGGGAACATTCATCAAAGTTATCCGGCGTCGTTTAAGAGGGTGACGCCAACTGCTGCCGGTAAATCCATTACGTTGACCGTGAACTATTTGAATCTGACCGCCAAAGACGGCGTGCAGTTGGTTGTTTATCGAACCGCAAGTGACGGTACGATCCTTTACAGAACCAACAGTTTGACGCCTTCTACTGCGACCGCAAACGGAAGCATCTACAACGTCCCGACCGGGACGACGGTAACGTACACCGACTCCATGTCAGACGCTGACTTGGAGAGAATGCCACAGCTTTACACGCAACCCCTTGAGCCTGGAGTGGATGCTGTTGTTAGCAATCAGCCTGCGCCGCCCACCGGACTGATCCAGTTGCATCGCAACCGCTTGTGGGTGGTGGATAGCACCAACCCGCTCAACGTCTGGTACTCCAAGTTCATCGGGCCGGCGACTCCCGTGGCCTTCAGCGACGAGTTTGTGAAGACGGTAGACCCTCGAGGTGGGCCGATCACCGCGCTCGCGACGATTGATGACAAGTTGCTGGTGTTTAAGTACGACCAGATGTTCTTCATCGTCGGCCAAGGCCCGGAGAACACGGGCGTCAACAACGACCTCTCGGACGCCATCCTGATCACAACTGACGTGGGCTGCATTGACCCCAGGTCGATTGTGGGTTCGCCGTTTGGCATCTTGTTCAAGAGCCGCAAGGGCATATACCTGATCGACCGCTCGTTGGCGGTGCAGTACATCGGCGCTGCGGTTGAGGCGTACAACGACGAGACAATCACGTCGGCAACCTTGGTCGCAAACACCAACCAGGTCCGTTTCACGCTCGGGTCGGGCATCACGCTGGTGTACGACTACTTTGTGCAGCAGTGGGGCATCTTCACCAACCAGAACGCTGTGGACTCGTTGGTGTGGCAGAGTTCAACGATGCTCTTGCGCGCCAACGGCAAGGTGCTGCAAGAGACTGAGGGCGTGTACACCGACGACGGCCAGCCGATCCGGTTGAAGCTTGCGACCTCGTGGTTCTCGTTTGCGAACGTGCAGGGGTTTCAGCGCGTGCGTCGAGCGCAGTTGCTGGGCGCATGGAAGAGCGCGCATGACTTAAGCATCAGCGTTTGTGTAGACTTTGACGACACGGTGATCCAGCAGATGACGGTGTCTCCTACGCCGCCAACTTTCTACGGTGGAGGCTCACCCTATGGCGCGGGCTCGTATGGCGGGACGTTCCAACTTTACCAGTGGCGCGTAGACCTTGCGCGGCAGAAGTGCCAAGCGGTAAAGTTCATCATTGAAGATGTCCCCTCAGTGACGGGCAGCGGTGAAGGTGTGAGCTTGTCGTCGCTCGCGTTTGAGGTTGGAGCCAAGCAGGGGCTGAACAAGGTTCCTGCGTCCCAGATTGTCAGTTAGGAGCCTTATATGGACATTTTCGGACCTGAGTACGCTGACCCTGGTAGCCCGGAATACAAAAAGCGCAAGGCTGCATTGACAACCACGATCACGGGTGCTCCGCAGACAGGAACTGCGTTTGCTGGCGCTGAGCAAGAGACTTTTGGTGCACTTGCTGGATCGCGTGGGGTTGGCGCGGAACAGGCGTCGTTGGCCGAGGCGCTTAGGGCACAGGCAGAGGGACGCGGGCCAAGTCTTGCTCAGATGCAGTATGAGCGTGCGCTTCAAGGCGCACAGGCGGCTGCACAGTCGCAACTTGCGTCCGCTCGGGGCTTGTCGCCGGCTCAGGCCCAACGGCTTTTGTTGACTCGCCAAGCTGGAGCACAGGCAGCGGCTGCCTCGCAGTCGGCGCAGTTGCGGTTGCAGGAGCAGCAAGCGGCGCAGGCGGCGCTTGGCAACTTGCTTGGTCAGCGTCGTCAGCAGGAGCTTCTCGGCGGGCAACTTGCGGCTGGTTTGTACGGCACAGCCGGTGGCCTCGGGATGCAGCAGGCAATTGCACAAGCTGGGTTTGAGCAGGCAGCGGCCCAAGCAGTTCAGCAGCAGGCTGCGGCGGAGCGTCAAGCCAATCAGCAGTTCATCTCATCGTTAATTGGTGCTGGTGGCGCCGCCCTTGGTGTTGGTGTTGAGGCTGGAACCAAGACCGATGTCGCTAGAATGGGGCTTGAGGCTGAGAAATACAGAGCGCAGGCGGCTCAGGCCCAAGCGCAAGCAGCCAAGTATTCGGCTGGCATGGGTCCATCTAAAGATGCGCGTGGCCGACAGATTACCGCTCGCGAGGTCCCCGGCAAGGCCAAGTTCAAGGGCGACACGCGGTCCAACGACACGGTGCCGGCGCTGCTGAGCCCTGGCGAGATCGTGCTGCCCCGCACTGTCGCGCAGTCGGAAGACGCGCCTGAGAAGGCCAAGAAGTTTGTTGAGGCGATCAAGAAGCAGAAGCGCCCGTCGCCTAGGGCGTATGCTCAGGCTCTTGCACGATTGGCAGAGCTTGAGTCGCGCATGGATGCTATGGAGGCGCTGGCCGACCTTGAGGCCGAGGAAGAGGGCTAACCGATGAAGAAGCCGACGCTCCGCTTGCGCCAGGTGTTTGAGGGTCCGACGCACTTCAAGGTGGTGAAGCCGCTGGGGAACCCGATCAAGATCGCCAAGAAGGGGTTGTCGCCCAACCTGATGAGCCGTTTGCGGAAATACGCAGATGGCACGCCTGACGAGCCTGTTCAGCCGCCAACCGATGAAGAGATTTCGATTGCGGAGCAGATGCAGCAAGCACGTTTGCCTGCTGGCACTGAGTTTCCGCCGATGGCTGGTGAAGGATCGTTTGGCGTGCCGCCGCTCCCCGCAGAGCCGGATGCTAATGTTTTGCCGGTTCCTGAGCCTATTGCTGCGCCCGTCGCACCTATTGTTCAGCCTGTAGTTGTTGCGCCGGTTACGACCTCGGGGGCTGCTGCTTCTGCTGCCGGTACGGGTGAGCCAATCATTGCCAAGCCCCGTCCTCGGCCGCGACGACCTGATGCTGTTGAGCCTGCTGTTTCTGCTGAAGAGGTCGCGCCGGCAGAGTCTGTTGCAGTCGAGGCTAAACCTGCTGTTCCCGTGGCAAAGGAACCTGCGCCTGCGGAGCCAAGTCCGTTTGAGCAGGCGCTTAGCTTGGTCAACTTTGACCTTGCCAAGTACGAGGCTGCATCTCCCGAGATGAAGCCCATCATCCGGCAGGCCGCTCAGGCTGCGTTTACTGCCAAAGCCGCTGCGGATGCAGATGTCGCCGCTGCCGAGGCAGAGACTTCTGCGCTTGCTGCTGAGCAAACCGCACAAAAGGAAGAACTACAGCGCCTTCAGAAAAGCGCCGATGAGGCGCGAATCATTCAAAAAAACATTTTGACGGATTTTGACTACCTTAAGAACCCGACGACCTATCTTGGCAGCATGAGCACGCTTGGGCAGATCGGCACCGCCATCTCGCTTGCGGCTGGAGCGTTTGCTTCCGGCATGACCGGGATGCCCAACTTTGCCCAGAAGATCTACGACAACGCGATTGAGCAGGACTTGCAAGCACAGAAGCGTCGTGCGGACTCGCTCTATCAGCGGCTCGTGAATGCTGGCAACTCTGTTGAGAACGCCGAGAACATGGTGCGGGCACAGTTGAAGTTGGTGGGCGCCGCTGAGCAGACTCGACGTGCCGCCGAGATTAAACTGCCTCAGGTCAAGGCCAAGATCCAAGCTGAGGCTGCCAAGTCCGCGTTGGATGCAACGCAGACGATGGCTCGCATCGCCAAGGATCAGGCCGATGAAGCGCGTGAAGCCTCTCTTGCGCCGCTGCGTGAGCGTGAACTAAAAACTCGCGTTGGTGAAGCGGAGGCTGAGGCTGGGTTGCGTCCGCTCAAGAAGCGACGGCTTGAGGCTGAGGTTGCGATTGCGGAACTGACTCCCAAGAAGTTGAAGGAAGAAATGAATCAGCGCCGCGAGGATGCTGCATTCAAACGTGAAAAGGCCGAGCAAGACCGGCAGGATCGCAAAGACGCAGCTCAAGACAAGGCCGATCAGAAACGCATTGCTCGCGAGTTGACGCTTGGCGATGTCAATCTTGAACTGAAGACCGATCAACGGGCTCCTCTTATTCGCGAAGGCATCTCGCAGCGCGCACAAGCTCTTGAGTCGCTGTTGAAGCTTGAGGCGCTGTTAAATAAGGCCAAGGATGGCTATGAGCTTTGGAAACCTGGTTCCAACACAAGAAACGCAGCAATTGCAGAGTTGAACTTTGCAATTGAGAACTTCCCCAAGGGTGCAGGTTTTGGTCGAGCAATTTCCGTTGCTGCCAAGGAACTGATCGCCAAGGCAATTCAAGAGCCGACTTCCTATAAGTCTTTGTTCAAGCAAGTATTCCTTGATAAAGATCCTGCTATGGGCATCAAGGTTCTGCGCCAAGAAGTTGCTCGCAACTTTGAAGAAGAAATTGCTGCTCAATCAAGGAACACTCGCCCAGAGATCAAGTCCGCGCTTGACTCATGGTATAAGAGCGCCGAAGACAAAATTAAACGTTACGAAACCGAAATGACCGCTGACGAGGAACTCTAGGCCAAGGAGCGCATGGGAATGGCTGATCCGAGTCAGTATTTTGTGCTTAACTCGGGCGACGTTCACGTCGTCAAGCCTGAGAACATTGAAGAGGCCAAGCGTCGTGGCCTGGTGCCGGCTACCGAGGAGCAGCGGCGTCAGTACGACTTGGTGCAAGAGGCTAAGAAAGACCCGCTGGGCGCGGTCAAGGCGGGAGTCCAGGCGCTAGGCGAAGGCGTTGTTGGCCTGGCCGGCCTGCCTGCGGCGTTGATTGGTGTTACGCCAAGCATCCCTGAACTCAGGGAAAAAGCTTTTTCGTACATCCCCGAGTCTATTCGCGGTGTTTCTGAGGAAGAGGTTCAGCAGGAAGCGGCTATCGCCAAGCAGAAGCGCATGGAGATGCTCCGTGCGGTGGAGAGCGTATCGCCCACGCTGCCGCGCATCCAGCAGGAACTTGGACTGCGCACCGCCGAGGAGATCAAAGCTGAGGCCGAGGCGTTCCCTGTTGCCCGCGGCGTTGGAACCGTTGCCAGTTTCTTTGTTGGTCCCGCCGTAAGCAAGTTGGTCAAGACCGCAGCGACTAAGGCTGTTCCCGTTCTAGCGGCTGAGGAAACTCTTAGGGCCACGGGTGCGTTGTCTGACGCGGTGACCAAGGCTGTTGGTCTTGAGGCTAAGAACGCTGCGTACCAAGCCGCGCAGGCTGAGTTGGCGGCGGCTACCGCAGCGGGCGATGCGGTTGAGATTGCTGCCAAGCGAGCGTCGGTAAACGAGGCGGCAGCGGCGGCTCAGGCGGCTGTTGATGACGGGTTTAAACTTCGCACGGCATTGCTGGCCGAGGCCGACACGGTACCCGCGGAGTTGGCTCCGCTGGTTACCAAGGAAGTCCAAGCGGCCAGCAGGGCGGCAATCAAGTCTGCTGAACGAATGTCGTTGGGAGAATCGCGGCGATTGTTGGCTAGTGTGCCTAAGTCGCAGCGAGCCGTTGCTGATCGCATTAAGTTGTTGCAGGAAGTAACGATCAGCAGCCCCGCGATCACGTCCAAGATCGGGACTGACGCCGCCAAGGCGATTGAGCAGTCTGCGCTGACTCGCTTGCAGCGTGCTCCTGGCTTCAGCACCGCGTTGGCTGAGGCTGATGTTGCAGCGGCTCGAGTGGCTGATGATCTTGCTGTTGGCGCGGACAAGGCTGTTACCGCTGCTCGTCTTGCCAAGGCTGAGGAAAGCCTCGCAACGCTCAAGGTCCGGCAGGAGTTGACCGCTAAGGCCATCGGTCTTGGCCTGGGTCGCTCTGCTGAGATGATGATGTTTGGGTTGCAGGGTGTCGCCAACGAGATGGCGTTGGGCGATCCTGCGTTGGTGGCTGAGAGCGCGTACGCAACGCTTGGCTTCGACGCTGGTTTGGGCGCTGGATTTGGCGTAGCCGAGGCGCTGGTGCCGCCGACCCTGCGTGCTGGCCTGCGTGCCGCAAGAGCCACCGGCAACAAGATCAAGGACGCGATTGGCAAGGTGTACCCAGAGATCGCGTCGTTCATCACGGGCGCGGAACCCGAAACGATCCGCGCGGTCATGGATGCTAAGGAGGATCTAGCCAAGAAGGGTTTGCGCCGTGTGATTGAAGAGGCTACGCCGATGCCAGCCAGGGCGCCGCTGCCCCCAGAAATCACACCTCCTGTCGTTCCTCCTCCGATCCCCAAACCGCCGCCGATGGGCAAGCCGGTGATGCCGCCTCCCGTGCCGAAGCCTGAGATGCCGCCTCCGGTTCCTCGTCCGTACATTCCCACGTCGCTTGAGCCGGTTGCTGTTGCTGGTACTCCGTTGAAGCCTGTTGATTACGACGCCGTTGCGCGTGAACTTCGCGGCGCTCTTGAGCAGGATATTCGGCAGATTGCTGCTCCTAAAAAAGGCGGGCTGCTTTACGACGCCAATACTGAGTGGCGCAAGGTGCAGATCAATCAGACCATTCGCAATCGGCTTCAGAAGCAGACGGATGAGATGGTCAACGCTCTATACGAAAGCAAGATGGGAGAGCCGTTGACGTTTGCTGACGAGGCGTTTCTCGCACAAATTGAATCTGGGGAGTTCATTAATACTCCATACAGAAACGCGCTCAAGGATTTGATCGGTCGCGTCAAGTCGGCAAGGCAGGTTGCCAAGACTTACGGCATGACGGGAGAGATGGTTCCATCCGCTCAAGAGGCTGCGTACAAGGTTAATCGAACCTTGGAGGGGCTTGAGGATCGTCTGACGGCGTTTGAAGCCGCCAACCCAACGCCAGAGCAAATCTTCCAAGAGATGAAGTGGGTTGACCAAGAGCTGTTTTACAAGCGCAAGGAGGGAGCGGTTTTTGCGAAAGAACTGGCGTTGTTGCCGCGCCAGGTCAACGCGGCGTACGGTTCCTTGAAGCAAGACTTTAAGAACATGGTGCTGAACAAAGACCTCTGGGGAGATGCAGCCGTTCTTGAGAGCGAGTGGAAGGCAGATGCCCGCCGGTATTACGCAGGGCTTAAAAACCTTAAGAAGGCCGCACCCAAGTTGGTTGACATTATTGACGATCCTGTAACCGGCCTGCCGACCGAGTTGATTGTAGACGCCAAAAAACTTAAGTCTATTGTCAAGAACATTAACGCTGATGAGTCGGCTCGGTTTAGGGATGCGCTCGGGCAGTATTTTGAGGGGCGTCGCGCACTTGTTGATCGCATCGTATCTGTCTCTGACTATGTAAAGGCCAATGTTGACAAGGGCGCAGTTGTAGACCGCATGGCCGCGACTGAGCGTGCGTATGATCGCGCCATCCAGAATGCGGTTAACGATGCGTCTAATGCCGCAATTGAAGAGTCCAACGCGCTCGCCACTGGCATGACCAAGGATCAGATTAAGGCTGCACGCAAGGCCAAGATTGAAGAGATTAAAGCGACGTACGCACAGCAAAAAGCAACGCGCCAGATGGAGGTTGATGACCTCAAGCATGCGTACGAAGAGGCCAAGCAGGCTCGCAGCGCCGATGTAGATGAGATCAAGTTCCGGTTTGAACGCGCCAAAGAAGCGCGGGACTTGGAGTTTCAAGCCGCCAAAGAGGCGAGAACCGAAGGCATCAACGCGGCGAGCCTAGAGTACCAGCGACAAGTTGCTATCCGTGATGAGGTCGTTAGGTCTTTGAACGAAGAGTTTTCCAAGGCCACAGCGGCACGACAGCAGCAGATCACAGAGCAAATCAATCTGTTGCGTTCTGCTTCTTCAGCGGGATCTTTGGCGTCCGTGATCAAGTTTGCGGTTAAGGCCGGCGCTCCGGTCCTGGGCGGCGCAACTCTTGGTCCCTTGGGTGCTATTGGTGGTGCGGCTCTGACGGCTGCATCATCTCCTGTTACGACCGCCAAGACGCTTGCCAAGTTAAACAAGGCGATGATCACGGTCAGCGACAAGGTTGGCGGCGTTGCCAACGTGCTGACCGGAACTGGTGCGGTTGCCGTAAAGACGGGCGAGGCGCTTGGAAGCTTTGCCACGCGCAAGAAGTTGGATGAGGAATACAAAAAGGTTGAGCGCCGCGTGCGTGAGCTTGCGGTTGATGCGGACGCACTGATGGATCAGCAGGATGCGATGCTGGCCGACATGGTTGATGACGCGCCGACGATTGCGGATGCGACCAAGACCGTGAACGCCACGGCGCTTCAGTATCTTGCCAACGTGAAGCCTAAGCCGCCGGCTAATATGCCTCCCATGCAGTTGCTTACCTGGGAACCGGTAGATGCCGACAAGCGCAAGTTTTTGCGGATCACAGACGCCGTGATGAACCCGGTTGAAACGCTGGAGTTGGCAGGAAAGGGTGCGCTTCTGCCTGAGCAGATTGACGCTCTGAACACCGTGTATCCGTCGCTTATGGCAGACGTGCGATCCAAGTTGCTTGAGCGTATTGAGCAGACCGGGAAGGTGCCTGAGAAGCATCGGATGATGGTGTCCATGATTCTGGGCAAAGACATCGACGGACGGATGCAGGCGGCAAAGATTGTCCCGGCTCAATCGGTTTACGGCCAGCAGCGCCAAGTGGACGCGCAGAAGCGCGAGCAGGCGCAAATGCCGCTGAGTCGCGCCAAGGCGTTGAGGCTTCCTGAGCGTGCGGATTACGAAGGATCTGCTCGCCGGAATGCACAGTTGAAGTAGTAAACGGAGTCGGATAACGTGTGCTCGCCCTCAGTGACGGCACACCAACAGGTGGTCATCAACTAGGCCCGAGTGGCCGTTACGGAGAGGCTCATGCCCTACAAGTCGCAAGCGCAGCGTCGTCTGTTCCACTTCCTTGCCAAGCAGGGGAAGCTCGCCCCGGAAACGGTCAAGGAGTACGACCGTGAGTCCAAGGGCAAGGATCTGCCCGAGTACGCCAAGAAGAAGGCGTTTGGCGGTCAGATTGAGGCCAAGGCCGGCACGCGCTGCCCTGCGTGCGATTACCCGCTGGACTCGGCTCCGGTGGCGATGGACGCTGGCGAGGGTTGCCCGCGCTGTGGCTACGGTGACGCCAAGGACGTGCCGCAGAAGGCGCACGGCGGCGAGATCATGGACGAGACTTCGTACCGCGCTCGAGGCGGCGAGATGCACTGCGCCCGTTGCGGCTCCAAGATGGCGATGGGCGGCTACGTTCCGCTCAAGGCGATGGGTGGCGAGGTCACCGACATCGCGTCGCTTTATGGCGACATGAAGGAACTGTACCCGTCGCGCAAGTCGGGCGGTGCGACTCTTGATGACGGCAAGATCCGTCCGTTTGGTCAGATGTTCGCTCGCGCCCTCAAGATGGGTCGGAGGTAGTCATGGCTTGGTACAAGAACGCTTCTGATCCTGCCAACGGCGCAGCGGTCATCACGCCGAGCAACACCACCGATCTCACCGTGTACGCGCGCGGCATCTACGTGGGCGTTGGCGGCAACATCACGGTGGACATGACCGACTCGGGCACCAACATCACGTTCCTCGCGGTGCCGCAGGGGACGATCCTGCCGATCCAGGTCAAGCGCGTGTACTCGACGGGCACGACGGCGACCAACCTCGTCGCGCTGCTCTAAGGAGTCGGCCATGCCGATGCGATTGGGTGCCAGCCTTGCGATTGGCGGGTACGACAAGATCCCGTTCCAGCCGCAGTCGCTGGGCTCGGCGCTTGTTGCTTGGTGGGACCCTGACTACGGGATCACCAAGAACAGCGTGTCCAACCGCGTTTCCGCTTGGCAGGACAGGGTTACCAATACGACGCTGATCCAGAACACGGGTGCTCGACAGCCGCTGTATGTAGCTGCCGCAACGGAGATGAACAGCAGACCGTCTCTGCGTTATGACGTGCAGCCGTCGTTCTTGTTTGTGAACCCATCGCCAGCGGCCCTTCGCGTTCAACAGCAGCAGAACACTTATCTCGCTGTGGTACGGGGCGAGAAGGATGTCCTGTCTACCGGCGGCATCGTCACCGGCAATATGTTGTTGATGCTGTTCAACAACAAGGTCCGCGCCCATGTTTGGTTCGCTAGCTCGCTCAGTACACAGGATGGGTTGAGCACCGTAACTAACACCACTCGCGCCATGATTGGTCAGATGACTGACGCGACCAAGGTGTATCCCATCCTGAACGGCACCAAGGACAACGTTGGTGTGGCTATCGGCACACCCACGACGCCTACCTCGGTCTTCAGTATCGGATGGCGAGGCTCGGGTAGCGGCGACGCTTTCTTGGGCCGCGTGGGTGATGTGCTGGTGTTCAACCGCGCGTTGACTGACGCGGAGTTGACCAAGATGTATCTCTGGGCCAAGGAAAGGTGGGCGCTCTGATGCCGTATGTCATCTTTGAAACGCTTGCTGATGCCGAGGCGTACACCGAGGAGATTGAGCAGATCCAAGGTATTCCTCGTCCTGGCACCGACACTTGGGGTGACCCGATGAAGTCGGCGCAGCAGAACCTGTGGGCTGTCGTTGAGTCCAACGGATATCCCGTGCCTATCCCAGACTCCGCCGTGGACATCTTGGACTTGTTGCCGGAAAGCTGGTGGGGGAGCGCGCGATGACGATGGATTGTCCTGCGTGCTGGGGCAAGAAGAAGACCTGCCCCAAGTGCAAGGGTACCGGCAAGGTGCCTGATCGTCAGTTGTCGCCCAACTTCAAACTGTCTGAACTTGTGGGCAGCAATACCGCCAAGGCCAAGGGGCTTGCGAACGATCCGACGCCTGAGATCGAAGAGGCGCTTGAGGATCTGTGCAAGGACGCCCTTGAGCCGATCCGCGCCCTCGTCGGCCCGCTCAAGGTGAACAGCGGTTATCGCAGCGAGGCCGTGAATAAGTCTGTCGGCGGCAGCAAGAACAGCGCGCACTGCCACGGTCATGCAGCAGATGTCGTGCCGCTCAAGTGCACCTGGAAGGAGGCGATGGACAAGGTGGTCGCCTCTGACATTGAACTCGACCAACTCATCTACGAGCACACCTGGCTGCACGTTGGCCATGTGCATCCGAAGACGGGCGACAAGCGCGGCGACGTGCTGGCGATGTTCAAGAAGGGCGGCAAGGCGACGTACGAGGAATATGACCCTGACGACGAAAGGATCGCGTGATGGACAGCGAGATCGTTGCGTGGGCAGGGCTCGTCACGTCGGCTGGCTCCGTGATCGTCGCGGTGCTGAAGGCGCGTGATTGGGTGGAGAGCGTGGCCTTGGCGGCGCTGAAGTCTGGCGCTGGGCGAGCGGCTGTTTCTGAGGTTGTGCAGGATCGCCAGTCGCGCGCCGAGGACAAGATGGACGCACTGGCGAAGAGCTTGGAGAGCGTGGCCGACAGACTGGAGACTCGCATCGAGGCGCTAGCGACTCGCATGGAGGCGCGACTGGACCGGCTTGACCGGGACACGCACGCGATTGACGTGCGGTTGAGCGTGATTGAGAGCGCCGACAAGTGAGTGACGCGGGGCGTCCAGCGTGTAAGACGCACGACGGGATGTCCTTCACGGAGTTCCTGGCAGCCGGTCACGAGGACTGCGTTTACGATTTTGGCGACGCGGGATCGCGCACCTTCAACGTGTCGATGGATGACGATGCTGTGGAGAAGAAGATGGGACATCACTCCAAGAAGGCGCCGCCGCCCGAGCCTGAGCACAAGCCTGAGCCTGAGCCGCAGGCGCCCGCGACGACCGTCACGATGCCGCCGATTGTGGGCCAGATGACCGCGAGCGTGGGCGTGCCCGAGAACGCGATTGCCGAGGTGAAGAGCTTGGTGCCGGCAGACGGGAACGCCAACATCATCACGGTGGCGCTGGCGGTAGTGGGCGTCGCTGGTGGCGGCGCTGCGATCAAGCTCTACCAGAACATGGTGAAGAGCAAGCACGATCAGGAAATGAAGCGGCTGGAGATTGAAGAGAAGCGCAGCGAGAAGCAGGACGACAAGCACCAGTCGTGCGCTGCGGAGCGGGTGGCGCTCGAGGCCAGGGTGGCGGCGCTGACGGCGAAAGTGGATGAGCTTGCTGCCAAGCAGCCCTCGACGGGTTCGTCGTTCGATCTGGGCGACTTTGACCCGGAGGAACTCGAGGAGCGGCTTGCCAAGATTGAGGCTGCGCTGAAGCCGGCGAAGGGGAAGAAGCGATGACTCCCGAGCAGAAGCTTGAGCACGCGCTGGCTTTCGTTGGCGCGCTGGTGCCGCTGATGTCGGCGCTGGCCTCGCTGATCAACCACATCGTGCGCGAGAAGCAAGCCAAGGGCGAGGCGGTGTCTCCGGTGCTGCTCCAGGGTGGCGCGCTGCTGAATGTGGGCGCGATCAACCTCGATAAGGCGGTGCAGCTCGCCAACCTCGCCAAGGAGAAGCGCCGTGCGAAGTAAGCTTGTGTGGCTGCTGATGTT